TATACTTTGCCTCATTAATCGCAACTGTGGCAGCCTGGCGGTTAATGCCAGCATTATATTGAGAAAAGCGGTTCTCTTCTTCACCACTTTTAAGGGCGCTGTATGCCTGGAGCCCAAAACCAAGCAGAGATAATAAATTACCGGAATTCTCGTCCATCAGTTATTGACCCGTGAGGTTGAAATGATACTTAAAATTGTGCACGGTAACGCTTTATCCTGCATTAATACCATCTGGAGTCCTTCTTCATAACCTTTCGGAAATGGTAACTTTTTATCTCCACTGAATAAGTCAAGAGGATGATCCATTAAGGAACCGTCCACACGCCAAGTCAACTCATCAAGATGGTCTATGTCTGGCCCAACATTCAACCCGGCCGTCCTCATTAAGCGCACCACAACTTTAATAATCCGGCCGGTCTTGCCCTGGGCGCTACCATCCATTGAACCAACATCAAGGCGCATTGTCTGGACAGTCGATTTATAAGAATAGCCCACATGCACAATAGATGCCGCGTCCGCCAGTATAATCGCGCCCCCGGTAACGACCTGGTCAGGAGCAACCACTCCACCATCAGCCAAGACGGTAACCGTCTCCCCTTCAAGGTGGTCTAAACCGCTGATAGAGGTTGTTGGCGTACCGTTATACGTAAGCCCACAATCAACAAAAAAAGAATCTTCAATGGGGTCTGTCTCATTCATCCCACCTCGTAACCGCTCAATATACCTTTTTGATGCACCATTTATAAAGCGCTTAACTACAAGCCATACCTCGTCCCGGTCTGTTATCCCTGGAACGGATGCCACTGATTCAACAACCGCCGCGGTACCACCGATAATATGCCGGTGCCATGCAATAACGTCTTGGTCTCGCTGGTATGTGAGCCCTAATAACTCACCATCCCCGCGGACAAGCCAGAGGATTGAATCAGGCTCCTGCTGGAACGCAAAGTCAACAATCCCGGTTTGTGTTATATGCTCTGCGAGAAGCGTTAAATCAGGGGCCACATATGAATCAGATTGAAATTGATATGTGAATTGGCGCACTTTACGCCGGGCCCGTTGAACAAAAAGGACTAAATCAGAAATACGCAGTGCTGGCATAGCTGCCGACCCATAAGTGGACTGCCGCACTATTCTGACATTAGTCGGTGTGATAGCATCGTTTAAATTATTTGATGTGATTGTAAACTCACCACCAACCGTTCCACAAGCGAGTATTTTCCCAGGGGACAACCATAATATTTTATTAACCCGGTCTGTTGCTATTGTGTAGTTCAGAGCACAATAATCGTAAACATCCCCGGTCGTGCCTCCGGTCTCCGTTGAATTAAAGAACAATCTCATATCGGCGTAATTCGTCGCCCCAGTACGGCTGGCCCATATTGCCTGTGGTGCATTACTCGCACCAGCATACCAGCATCGCTGCTCATAAAAACAAACGCAGGTAGGATAATTGGTCGCCGACCATGGAGAAGATGTGTTCTCGTCCCAGACAAACGAAATATCTGATATTGTCCAATTTGTATGGTCAAATCTGGCTAAAATAGCCGGGGGATGATTCGGATGAACAATATATAAATCATCACCGGTCTGGGCGAACTGCATCTCTGCTAATTCGTCCTCAAGATATGTGGTGACGACTTCATACGGGACGCTATTACTTATTACCGAACCCCAATTGCCACTGGCATCATATGAATAAAAGCGTATATAATTTTCGCCGAACTCTAAAAAATACGTCTGAATATTTGAGAACTCAAATTTATAGAGTCTTGTCTTCTTTGTTGAATCCTTTACTTCATTTATGAACTCTGTCCCACCCCTGCGGGAAATACCGCCATGGGGGAAAACAGTAAAGTTCTCCATACTCGCAACACCGTTATGGTATTTCGTTAAATCAGTTCGGCCGGCCAGGCGAGGGGTTAACTCTCCTGCCGTGAAATTAGACTGGATTGCAGTAGCGCGAGGCATTAACGTCTGGCTCCAGTCCAAAGGTCAGCATCAAGAACCGCAGGCGTGCCTTCCTGGGAATCGGAAGTTCTCGCCGCTCTCAACCTGATTGTATAAAGAGCCATCATCTCCTGCTGGCGTGTGTGATTGTCAGTTAAAGGGATTGCGATTTCGGAGGCCAGCCGGGCCGCTAATAAATCAACAAATTGGGAATCGTAAATAGTTGGATCCGTTACTCTGCTTATGTAACGGATTGAAAGAGTGTCAACATCAGCGAGGATTTTCTTGCCCTCTACCTTGAACGTAACATCCGGGTCAGTGCCCAAAACCCGCAAACAGTCAGTGGGGAGTTGGAATTGATTCGCAAACCCGAAAATCGGAGCGTCTGATAATTTAGAAAGTGCAACCCTGGTGATTGCAAAATTCCACGGGAACTGCCGTAAAAGAGCATCACGGACAGGCTCATAGAACACATTACAGGTTCTCGCTGGCTTATCAGCGTCAGTTAAAGCCGCAATCTCGTCTTCTCCGAGCAGGTACAGCGCTTTGTTGCATATACTAACATCTGATACAGCCATATAATCACCTTAAAAAGCGGGAGTCCGGCGGCGGTGAGGAGGGGCACCGCCGCCATCATCCCTATTGACGCAGGAGTGACGTCAAAGGTTATGCCTCAAGGCATTGGATTTCTACAACCTTTTTCTCCTCCATCCGGGTAGCCCCGATTACCATAGAGAAAAAGACCTGGGTAGCGTAGTTATAATCAGAACGCTCAGTGATACGAGCCTTCACGTCCTGGCCAACGCCAATGAGTAATCCGTCACCGGCCCATGCAAGGCATCGACGGTAAGTATTCGGTACCGCATCAGTGGCAGTTAAAAGCCGTTCAGACCGGACGAACTCAAACCCGGCAAAAGTGTTGAGTTTACCTTCGGCAAGAGCCTTGACAGTATTATAGTCAGCACTCTTTACCTCAGTGGAGTTCAGGAGTTCGGTTACCTGTTTCGCCGTCAAACTCATATAGCGAGGGATACGCTCGTCAATCTCGTTTGAATCGAGGATTTCTTTGGTTGTCAGGATTTTGGAAATGGTCATTCCGGTGGAACCATACGGGATAATCTGCCCGGTCTGTGCAGCCCATGTTACGGTAGTTCCGCCCTCTTTTCCGGTTTTAGCATCTCCGAAGGCCGCGGCAATAAGTTCGTCGTCCTTGGCCCGGCCCATAGCGGCCGCGGCAGCCATGGCGTAAGCATTGGTGGGGTCGATAAGGGAACGGATTTTGTCCGGCTCATCAATCAGGTCAGCCCAATCATAATCATAAAGGGGCACCTGGCGCCGGGTGTGAGGAGTATTTTTAAACGCATCATTCCCCTGGCCGTAACCGGGGTGATTGCCGGAAGAGCCATAAGTCTGGGCGCGTTTGGTAGCAGAAGTTTGGCCAACCTGATCGTAATAACCATAATAGCCGCGAACAGATTCAACACGAGTTTTTCCAGCGAACCGAGAACCGATTTGCTGGGCGAGCATTTGAACATTGGCACTGTACTGCTGTACAAATGCCACATCATAAGTATTAGCCATAATAATAACCTCTCAGAAATTTGATTTTTTCGTTCGCTTTCTGGGTTGTCGTAAAACGGCCCATCCATTGAACACAATGAAATGTGTCGGGGGTTCGGATGAATTATCCCCTTTTTGTATATTTCCTTGCCGGGCCTCTCTTCTTTGGTTCTCCGGCTGAAATAAAGGCCGCAAACTTAGCAGCCCGCGCAATTACGGCCTCAGCACTGTCGCCAGTCTGGAGCATCGCAATTGATATTTTCAACGCCTTATAATTGGATAATTCACTCATTTGAATTTCCTCTGGCGAAGCATGTAAACCTGGTCAACTATCTTTTTATGCTCAATATGAGCGCTGTCCATATAAGCAGGATGGGCCATTAAATCGGTAATCTTGTCGTCCATCATTTTACCGGTCATGGCACCCCCCGTATTAACCCCAGTAAGTGCGCCCTCTTCGATTAAATTCATCCCCAACTTGTTCAGGTCTTTTATAATCTCCGGAGCATCGCCAAGCCGCTCTTTTATAAGCGCCTGGGATTCCTCACTAAACACCGCCTCAAGGCCACGGGACGCAACCTCAAGATTGATAGCAAAGTCATTTTCTCCCCATTCGTGCTTCAATGCGGTCATCGCCTGTTCTTGGGACATATTGCGGCTTTCCTGGGCAGCATTGAAATTGGTTATATTCACATCCCACATCTGCTTATAGAGACCAGCGGCCTGCTCTTTGGTCAGATTAAGGCCATGGGCCATTTCCTTAAATTTCTTCTCGCCCTCTTCGTCATAATTGATTCCGGGTGGCAGTTCATCAGGTGCTTTAAAATCATAACCGTCCGATGTTTCCGGGGCACCAAGCCGACGAAAAGCCGACGTGAACTCTTCCGGTGTGGTGGGCATCGGAATCTTGTCCCGTCCTACCATCTTCTCCAGATTGATGTAACTCTTTGCGAGTATTTCAGGGCTGTCACCGGCGAACTTCTCCATACTTGGGTTGGTCTTTATCTCCTCCGGCATGGAATCGAGCCAGTTACCGCCGTCGACACCTTGGCCTCCTTGGTTACCGTTATCACCGTCTACACCTGAAGTTCCAGTTCCGCCAAGCAGTGTATCGCCAGTTGCGCCTGCTCCATCTCCAGCAGCCCCAGTGCTTCCAGCATCTCCATTTTCATCAGCCATTTTTCGTCATCTCCTCTAATTTATTTCTTAAATCAATCGGTTTCCAATTGACCATCGACAATATGTAAAGCACAATCCGGCGCTCTCCCTCCTGTTCCGGAGACACAACAGGCTCTAAAATATGCCCCTGTTTTATCAAGTCATCCAGAACATCATGGCCATGGCCACCGGTGAATAAATCCTTATAGCTCTGCCTAATCTTTGCCTGCGACATTATCCATATCCCCCATTGCACCAGCCGCACTCTTTAAAGCATTCGCCTGCGTAAGTTGGGCCTCTGATTGCTGCTGTTCCTGTTGCGCGTGTGCCCGGCCCTGCCGTATTTGAGCCACTACTTTATCATCGTTAAATATCTTTGGATTAACAGAATATAACTGCCCCACATACTCCAACCATTTGTCGCCATTAATCTTGTCCATTACCTGCGGGTCAAGGTTTAATATCGGCTCCGATACACTCATCATCTTCATGAGGCCCTGGGCCTTTAACTGCTTTTGAGCCAACGCAATCGGAGATGTATAATTTATCTTTAACGGGATGCCTTGGATTGATTCAGGTGCAGGTGGAATCATTTTAAACCGCTCAGCGATAGCAAAAACCCGTGATATCTCCGGGCCTAACAACTCCTGCTGTAATCGTCCATTTACCGGGTTGAGCAATCTTAATCTGTCCTCTGACCGCTGCATAACCTCTGTTGCTGTCATTTGTGGACGACTGCCGAACTCAAGTTGATCCAAATAAAACATCTTTGATATTCTGGCCCGAATCTCATTCGTCAGTTCTAACCCAACATTTATATCACCACCGGCGGGCATCTGCTCTATGCGGTCAGTTGTCCCAGCACGATAATAGTTGAGCCCCGATGGCATTGTTCTAATCGGTGAGAAAAATCCATCATCAGGTATCATCAATGGCGGGTCAACAACTTTTTGAGCCGCTTTGATGATAGTCTGTTGCATCGAATTGAGCATCTTAACATCAGGCAATGCAGTCCATGCAGGTGACCTACCGTATATTTCTCCGCACGCCCTGAAAAAGCGGGGAACCATGTATGGCATCTCATAAAACCCAGACTCCCGGAGTTTATGCTTCTGTCCTACCTCCAGATAGCAAGATGTCCATGGGAACCAATTCTTTGCACCTTTGCGTTTTGGGAGTTCAGGGTTAGGTTGTACCGCATGGATAACCTCAACCTTGGCATCGTATTCCTTTTTCTCGTATTTCTTGGCTACATCTTGAGAGACCTTCTTAATGTCAAATTGCTCTACCAACTGTCTGACAGTGCGGTTAAACCGACGGTAAACGGTATCAACATGGCCGTCCTTGTCCTCATCAATATAGCACTGCGACAAGGGTATAGCGTTAAACCTGACAATTCCCTTTTGTATATCCTCCGACACGTAGAGAACTCCGGTACCGAACGAACAAAACTCCATGTAAAGCTCATGATGTGCAACCGAAAACCCGCTGAACGGGTCTGAAATCATCGTATATAAAATCTTGGTTACATCGTCCAGCCATATTTCTACCGCCTGGTCGCCCTCAAACTGATTATCATCCAGCGTGAGAGAAAACCAATCGTTTGATAAATCAGTCATCATGCCATGCAAGCCGCCAGCCAACATCTCGACCGCATGAATCGCAGTAGAATCAAATACTTTCTCCATCCGCTTTTCCGCCGGGGTGATATAACCCTCATTCTCAAAAACGGCTTGACGAGGATAACAATAGTCGGCTATCTCCTGAAACGGGCTATTCCACGACGCTCTACCCTCTTTGAGTTTGGCATATCGGTCTATGTAATCAGACGATTCCCACATTTATCCACCTAAAAGGCTATGACGTTTTATATTCGCCAGCCGGTTTGTGCTGAACATCTCAGTTAGTACCCCGGAGATAGCGCCAATCTGCTGCGGGGCCGTTTTACGAGTCGGGCCCGTATCTTTAGATTTTGCCACTGAAGCCTTGGCCTCCCCAGTCATCGACACATATTTATTCCCCGTGATAGAAGCGTATAATTTATCTTTGCGTGACTGCAGGCTGGATAATGACTTGTCAGCTACAGCCGCATAATTACCACTATACCTACCAGCGCCACGCATCCTCTGCATCGTGTGCTCAAACGAAGTTATATCCGCCGTTGCCTGAATATAACCAGCATAATCAGTCTTGCCTTGCTTCACCCCAGCCGTGCGCTTTGCCGACTCATCCGCAATGGCTTTTTGCATCGCTGCCTTGGCCTTGGCATTATATGCAGTCTGTTGCTGCGCTATCTGCGTATTATATAGACCTTGGTATTTGGTCGTTAATGCGCCAAACTTCTGCTTTTGCGTGGCCACCGGAGTGGGATTTTTAGCGTAATAGTTGCGCAGATTACTCCAATCTTGCTTGTATTTACCATTGATAGTTGAGGTGTCAAACTTTTGACTCCAATCACCGGGGATTACCACATCGGCCTTATTCGCCCCAGATGTTCCCGAGAATGCGTAATGTACTCGATGCGTTGGGGTTACCAGGCCAGGTGCAGAAATGTTCACTTTCGGCACAGGCCCAAAACTTTTAAGCTCTTTTGACATGCCAGGGAACAATGAGCCAGACGGGTCATATTGTGCCAGAGTCTTTACCGCGCTTTTGTATTTATTTGCGCCCTCTAAAAACCCACCGACCAACGATGTGACTGCGCCAGGGACTCCAGTCAGTAAAGATGCCCCGGCAGCCATTAGATTTGTAGTACCAGATGGCTTGAGCACCGAGCTTGCGACATTGTGGTAAAATCCTTTGTTTACCGTGGCCTTTGCCTCAACTATTGACCGGGGGTTAAAATCCTCCATACCGAGAGACGTGGTAACATCCGGCGTCCAATTGTTGCCAAAATCTTTTGAACTGCCGCCCCAGAGCGGAGTATTCGCGGTTTTTGACGGATTAGACGCCGGAGTACCACGCCAATTATTTACCGGACGCCTTGAGCGCCTGGGAGGTGGATTGTAAACAGGGGGCGGATTAAAAGTGCTGCTGAATCCCGTTGAGATATCGTTATACGCACCCGCGCCGAATATGAAATTAGTAAAACCTGATAAATATCCCATCATGAACCTCCGAGCAATGAATGATATTTAATCGGCGCATAGGATCCCCAAACTGACTTGGTCGTGTTGATATCCGCGCGGATAGAGGCCTTGCGCTTTTGTTCCAGGCCAGAAGATGCGGAGACCGCCTTTTTTGTGTCCAACTTGAATTTGTCCGCAACTTGAGTACCCTTGGCCAGAATTGACTTGTAATCAGCGCTTAAATTATCCTTGCCACCCTGGTTAACCAACTTTGAAGCATCAGAGGTTATATCTGACATCGTGGGCATAGCAGGCATCGCCGGAGGAGCGGGTAAAGACGGCGGCTTCGGCTGGTTAAACGCTGAATAAAGAGTTGCCCCACCGGCAAGCAGTGTGCCAATCCCAGTGGCATGGTCAGCCACATAATTAGCCGCTGTCTTTGTATAATCATAGGCTGTAGATAAATCACTGCCTAACGAGCTTAACCAACTCCACATTATCTCACCCTATTGCTATTTGTTGCCGCCTGTTATGACCTGGATACATATCAAGTGGCTTGTAATTGTCATCTGCCATCGTCTGGCGGGGAGCTTGAGACCTGCCGAGCGGGAAACGTGTGTGCAAATCAGGGTCAACCATCCGCGCCATACAATCCAACATATCATCGTGCGGGGCGACGGGGAATAACTCATACTCATCTTTGATAAATGATTGAGTAATATTAATCTGGTTGCCCTCGTAGTCACGCTTGACGCAGGTCTCCGGGAGATAAACCCGGCCAGCCTCAAATAATGGTATTAACTTTTTAATCCGGTCATTTTTCGCTGTGCTACCAGCTAAAGTCGTAATCTGGAAGCGATAATTCTGACGCTGCATTGCGTCTTGAAAGTGCTCAATGTCTGATTGCAGGCCATATTTTTCATAGCCCACAGCCAGAGGACGGTATTGTTTGTGCAAATTAAACAATACATTCGCGCGCTCAGTTAAATTAAGACGGTCACGCACCCAATCGCAAATGTAATAATTTTGGTCTTCGCCGAGTCCGAACACGATAAAGACAGTGTAGTCACTCGTCTTTTTCTTTTCACCGGCCGGGTCAACGATAATATATTTGTTGAGATTATTGAGGTTAGATGGCCGCCACATCCTAAGCCAGCGATTATCAAACCCACTTTTATCATCCCCCGCCGGGTCTTGCTGGTAGAGCGCTGACCAATCCCGTGAGCCGATGACAGTTTTTATCTTTTTAAGCGCGCCCAACGGGAACCACTCTGGCCATAACGCCTCATTATCTTTGTCAATCGCCGGGAGAGACAGCACATCCCATTGCTCGCCGCCTTTTTCGGCCTCTTTGAGCAGCCGACCAGATAAATCATCCATGTGCCAGCGAGTTTGGATTATAATTATAGCGCCGCCGGGCATTAATCGAGTGTACGCCGTCGATGTCCACCAGTCCCAGACCCGTTGCCTGACAGTCGGGCTATCAGCCTCGGCCCTGTCCTTGGTCGGATCGTCAATCAGTAGAATATCAGCGCCACGCCCTGTCATACTTGAGCCAACACCTGCGGAGACATATACTCCGCCCCTGTTCGTCTGCCACCGGTCAGCGGCTTTATTGTCCGGTGACAGTGTTACATCATTAAAAATATTGCTATATTCCTGCGAGTTTACAATATTCCGGACGCTCCGGCCAAAATCACCCGCCAACTCCGAGTTGTACGAGCAGGCGATAATTTGTTTGAGCGGATTCCGCCCCAGGAACCAGGCCGGAAAGCTCTTGCTTGCTAACTCAGATTTGCCATGACGCGGCGGCATAAATATCATCAGCCGTTTTATCTCGCCCCGCTCTACCGCCTCAAGTTTCTCGCAAATTAATTTATGATGAGGAGCGCTTGCATAATTGGGGAACCGATACTTTGTAAACTCCAACAGCGACGCTTGTGCATCCTGCCGCCGTAGCAGCTCTTTCGCAGCCGCCGCCCTGGTAATCCTACTTGCCATCTCCGGCAGCGATAGCAATCAGTTTGTCTCTTGACATCTCCATAATGCACACCGGGTTGCCAGAGTCGCCCTGAATAGTTTTTGGCAAAATTTTACCAATTAAACTCATAAATGGGCCTGGGTTTTCCATCGCCTGTTTTGTGAGATATTTAACACCGCCCGCTTTGTCGAGAGCCTGGGTAATCATATCCCGGAGCTGCTGGTTATTTTTGTTTAATGCCCCTTTTGGACGCGCCATAATAGATAATAGTTTTTAATTCTTAAGTTAATAATTAGGTTTGCAGTTTATCTGCTTGGTTTAGCGATAAAATATCACGTGCAAGCGATAAAGTCAAATTTATTTATAAAAGGGCTTGACTTGTAAAACCATCGGAGTTATTATATTAGTTAACAACAGGCAATCAAGCCACAAAAAAATCAGGAGGAATTATCATGCAATTTTACGCCACGGTCAAACATCACAGTATTGTCGGATTTTGGGAAAAATTTGAGGCAAAAAACATGACAGCTGCTAAAAGAGTAGCAACAAAAGAATATGGCGGCGGCTACTTAGGTCATGTTATCTATCTCGTTGACGCTGATAACGTCAGCGACGAGCTGGCAGATATGGGATATCTTAACGACCTGCCGGCTTATACCAAAGCAATCGGGAGCCGCCGGTGGATAGAGCCACTATTGTAACATACTCGCCCCGGCCAAGGCGCCAAACTGGCCGCTTTATTAATTTAATTTAGGAGACCAAAATGAAAACAATATTAGGAATAACAGGCACAGACACTTACAGAATAGACAACGATTACGAAAATATTTATAAAATAGCAGAAGACGGTAAATCGTACGAGTTTTATGCGTCGTTTGCGCGCATAGGCATTACAAATTATATGAGCGAAAATGAACAACTTGCAATCATCAAAGAAGACGCACTCAACGATAGTCAAGACAAAACCCCGTGGGGGATGGATTTATGAAAACAAAATTAATTGTATCATCAGGACAGTACGAGACTGCCGCCGTTACGATAACAGTAAAACACAAAACATGGCGCGGTCTGTGCCGCCGTATTGCCCAGCTCGAGAGGGAGTACGCGGCATATGGCGACAACCACCAAGGGTGGATTACCGCGGATATCGCCCTGGCCTCCGATTATGACGAGTGGGGTGACAATAATATTATCGGAGGACGGTGGTGCAAGCCTGCCAACGGCTGGCTGACAACCTGCGATGTTGACGGCGGCCGCTGTATGACCTACCGGGAGTTAGAGCAGGTTTTGTACAGCGCTGAGGTAACAGCATGACTCTCAATGGCATAGAGCACACTAAAATTTCCGGCCCTATCATTATATCCGTGTGTTGCGTCTGCTGCCATGTGATTGGCGTTAAATCGGCAGAGGGCGCGGCCCCGTCTTTGTCGCACGGATATTGTCAGCCGTGCATAGATAAAATCAGGCGCAAAAACAAGTAATTACACCACAAACTTAACATTATTTATCAACAAAAACAAGGAGAAAACCGTGGAATTACAACGTAAGCCCAAAAAAGACGACATTATTAAATATGACGGCCCAGGAGAAATTAAATATTTCACAATTACACGTGTAGAAGGGCAAATTGCCCACATGGATGATGCTCAGGGGGCCATGAATACTTTTATATGGTGTTGGCATGATAAAAGCATGAATAAATTACACACAATAGCAATGTGCGGTGATTGTAGATATTTTGCAGAGGAAGAGTGTGATGGCCTTGAATGTGCAGGCAATGAAAGATATTTTGACGATGAGGCTTGTGTGGACTTCCTGCCAAATCGGAGGTGATATGAAAAGCGTTAGAACTGCATTAGAAGAATTGTTATTCGCATGTCAACCCTATCTAAAACGGAAAAAATTTACCCCAAAAGGCGACTGCAAATTACTCAATGAGGCTTACAAAAAAGCCGCGAAGAAATTAAAAGAGGAACAAGATGGATGAAAATAGCAACAACTATAATAATGCAGCCCCCTCTCCACGGCCCGATAACGCCGAACAAGCCCTCGGACGCCATATCCACGCGATTAGAGCAGCGGCATGCGGTGGGGCCATATCGCAGACCAAACGCCACAAAATATATGAGGCTACAGATGCCATAATGTGTATTTTAAAAAAAGATTATGGCTTAAACACTTTTTAGGTATAAAAAAAGCTATTTTGTATACTTAAAAAAATAACGTGTATAGGGAATATTATGAAAATGATTGAAATTTTAATCAATAAAAAATGGCATAAAGTTGAGGCTCGGCTTTTGCTGGGCCTCATGGCCCTCGGGGTAAATCGCTCTACACTGAGGCCCGCAAAATGAAGCTCTTTTTATTATGCGAGTTTATCGTATTGGTGTCCTGGGGATTTTACAAAATACTAAAAATGAGGGAATAAAACGTGATTGATTTAAAAAAGTTAAGAACAGAAATTGGCCTGAGCCAGGAGCGAATGGGAAAGCTCCTGGGAATGCCACAGCAAGCGTATTACCGCATAGAGAAGGGGAGACGGCAACCAACCAGACAGATACGTCAAGCCGCTGCCAATATTATTTACATAAGAAATATCGGCAAACTGCCGGGGCTGATTGAGAAATATTGCCCCTGGAAATAGTGTTTAATATCGCAATAGGTGGACTTTTTCCACCTATTGCTCTGTTGGGCGGCTGGAAGTCACTCATTGCCAGCCGCCAGTTTTAAAGCAAGCAAACTTTATGAGCTCCATGTGCGTAATATGGCTTGCCTGAAATTGTAGCTTTGAACGCTGTTCCAAAAACCTTACTCGGCCACAACGGACGCCCCCTTAAATAGCGTTTCAAGGCTTTTCCTTCCCTTTTCATATTTTTGTGATAGTCTTCAAGACTTTCATTTTGAAACCTTTTCCTGCTCATAATAATATTCCTTTAGGTAGGTTTTAATTTCACGGCCAAACGCCGCCCAACAAGTCAATAAACGCTGACCCGCACTCGTAGCGTATTTTCGGTGTAGATTCAAGTGCATAGCCATAAATAAAGCTAATCGTTACCCCACCGCGGGCAGGTTATTAATATCGTTATGTGTCAATCTAAATCATCCTAAATCATCGCCACAATTTCGACAGCACATATTCGGCTGCGTTCCACCGGGATTATACCACACCACTCCACAACTATGTCCTCCAATCCTACAAATAATAGCCCGTAGTGATAAAGGATGTGCAAATAAATAGTGGAGAAACGGCAGTAAGCGCGGTTTTATCCTCCTAATCTTTTTTACAAATAAACTCATTTTCTCTCCCCCATTGCTTCCATTTTATTATATTCTCATTGGTTATTCTGCTAATCAGCCCCAATTCTTTGACGTCAATTTTTATTATATCGAATAGTTTGTCGGCCCATTCAATATGCCGTTCCATTTCTTTTGTTTTTAACATCATAGTCTTGCCCTCGTTTCTGGTTTCAGTCGTTAGCTTCCGAAACTAATAGACCAGAATAAAAGCTTTAAAAATATCACGCGAACCCCAATAGGTCGTTCCAGTATTTTTGAGCAGTTTCTTCCACTTCCACTGATTTAAACTGTGGAAAAATACGCTCCATTATCACCGTCAAGACTTTTTGATATACTTGTTCGCGTTCGTCATTGTCCATATTCGCAAAAGATATAGATTTTGCCTCTGCCCTCGCCTCGCCCTTTAAATTGATAACCACAGTGTAAAATCCGGCCATGATCGTCACGTCTTTTCTAAATCGGTCGAAGTTTTTTTCAGGTTTACCATATTTATTATCAATCTCGCCGGGTTGCCAATATTCAAAAGCATAGCAAAATAGCATGATTAATTTTTGGTGAAACTTGGTATGGTTCTTTTTCTTAAACTCAGCCTCAAAAATAGACCCGTTTTTAACATGCCTAAACGCGGCAATTGTTGGCGGATCTGCCGGCATCAACCCATCTGTTACCCCGTCCCCAAGTTTTATGAATTTGTATTTCATTTGAAAATATCAAAAAAGACCCCAGGGCTCGGGTGCCGCTGGCCAAGGTCTGATATTTTTCGCTTACGTTCGCATTCTCGACAGAGCATTACCGCCCCTGGCTTGATACCAGACCCTGATTTTATGTTGGCTGCTTTGCGCAATATTATTTTTCCAGGCCTTGGATTGCGTTTTTTGACTTTGACATCCCGGGGGATGTCCGCGCCCCAAATACTTTTACATGTATCAAAGCCGAGCCTCCCAGCCCACTTTATCAAATATTTTCGAACATATTTAGCAGATCTTCTTTTACTCCAGTTGGTAGAGAGGCGCGGATTCATCTTGCTTCGTATCAGCTTTGCACCATCGACTCTCGACATCGTCTCATATACCACACACAAAAACTCCGCATCGGGAACAAATTTATTGAGCTGTAATGGCTTGTGTTTTCTTCTGCGCCGTCTCTTTTTAACCAGTCCATGCTCAAGGCAATGATGGTAGCCGCATAAAATTATCAGATCGTCTGGCTCTTCGTTTCCCCAGTTTTCGTAAGTTAAATGGTGGATTTGAAGCTTGGCCTTTGATCCGCATATCTCGCATTTATACCCTCTCAACTCAAGCAGATCATAACGGATTTCGGCCCACTCTTTACTCCTCAGATATTTAGCGTGTTTTATCTGTAAGTCAGTCATGTTTTATCCACTGCTTTTATCTATTTGCTGGTTGGAGAGCTTGAGTAAAGGGCGAAAGTCCCCCAAACCCAACTGAATGGGGGTCTGACGCTCTTCAAAACGCTATTTGCTGGCCGGAGCCGCCGTCGTTTTGAGCGGTAATAGACAAAAACTTAACTTGCTATTACATAGAAGACTTTTACCGGAGTTTTGTTTTCCGACAACCCAGCGCTCTTCTATTTCGTCACCACGCTCTCAGTAGGGTTCTTGTGTCTGAGCCTTCGCCATGAGCCCACAACGTAAGGATACCGATAAACTGCTCATGGAGTACTGGGGGCTTTTGATATCAATGGAGGTTAGGCCAATGTAAAAAAAATCCCCGCAGAAGAAAGTAGAAAATCACGGCGCCACACAGTGAAGGGTATTTCTTCTTTGGGGAAACTTGTATATAAAAGAGGAAGTTTGATTCGGTTGTGGCACCTGATTTCATTATCTGCTACCTCCTATTTTACCCCGTTTTAAAATGATGTCAAGATATTTAGTAAATAATCTCCAGGTTTTTTATATCGCCGGCTTTAACCGCCGCTATGATATTGTGCGCGTCAAAATCTCCGACGCCGATTTTCTGCAAGCCCAGGAATACGCCCCCGTCAATATCGGCAACATGTAACTCGTCTGTTGCCCTTCTGCGGTCTTCTTCCTCCTGCTTTGCCCGCTCGTTCTCAACATCTGCCGGTATCATTTTCTGTATACTTACTAATTCGTTCATTAGATCCCCTCCAATTTTTTATATTATTTTCCGCCGAAATTCTTTTTAAGTGACTCAAAATAAGTCTGCGCCTTTTTAAGCTGCTCTGCTGTAAGTGACTTCTTTACAATGTCCCAACTTTGGTTATACCAATCTTGCAACTCCTCAAGGCTTTTAAAAGAATTTACCCTCAGTAAAAAAGCTTTGTACAAATCAGGCTTATTAGCCGGTGGTTTTGGGGGCTGCTTATAGGAGGGAGGCGGAGTTGAATATTTTGACCGTCCGCTATAGACATCAGCGGCCACGCCAATCATCTTTGCGGCTCCCCCCAGGGCATCGGTTATTGCCATTTTGTAAACTTCATCGCTGCTATGCATGCTGCGAGTTTCTTTTTTGATAAACATCGAGCCGCCATTACCAGGTATGGGCTCTGACCATTCTCCGTCATATTTGTAGTATAGATTGATATTTGCGAAAGCTGCCACCTGATCATCGCTGCAAGGCTCCAGCCACAACTTTGTAACCTCAAATTTCCAACCTATACCGCACGGGCCGAATTGCTCTGTAATCTTTTCATACCGCCATTGCGGTCTGATATCAGTCATACCGTTAAGGCGGCCACCTTTTATTTCTTTTAGCGCCTCTGGTGGGGGAGTCTTGACGTTATTCCATATGTCTAAATTGTTCATTTCGCCCACCTCGGTAAGTCAATTATTTGCACGTCTTTGGGATATCCTGGGTATATTCCTGATTCAACGCTCTCTGCTATATTGTTCAGGGTATTCCGCCATTGATAAAACCCTAAATCCTTGAACTCCTGGCTTAATTCAAATATTCTCCAATCATAAGGGGCCTGTTTCTCGATAACAAGAAATATAAAGTTGTCAACTTCGTGCCCCACGGCCCGCAATCCTTCCCGGTAAAAAGAATCCTGCCGGTGATATCCAAAATTAA